TTGATCCACAGTCTTAATGTGGAATCACCGCTCGTGGTGGATGCATTAAACGCCGCGATCACGGCTCAGCGGGTGCTGACTGTACAGTGTATGGCAGCAGATGCCAGCAAGCGCGTCATAGCGCAAGTGAACGCTGAGCTACTGAAACTTAAACAATGGGCGAGCGAACTCGCAGCCCGCCACGTCAAAGGAGTGCATTAAGATGGAAGTGCCTGTTGTAAAGAACACCGGCGTAGACGAAGCGAATAAGGGATACATCCAGTTCCTCACTTCAGCAGTGCTTAAAGGCGCTAACATGGCGCTGCAGGATAAAGATCCGACTACAGGAATATGCCTGCTCGAAGCCACGGACACCCGTACGGGTGAATTGGTGGATGCGCTGTGCGTGTTCCGCCAGAACAAAACTGGCGGCCTGGACACACGTCCGATTGCCATAATGCCGCGCGGTATAGATCTCATGGACATACTCAAGCCGCCCGATGGGGCGACGACAACCCGCGCCACCGGCTTAAATTAATTCTTGCATCATGCCAAGGAGTATGTATGATTCGCGCCGTGCTTTGGGTACTATATTTCGTTTTCCAATCGATTGCGTTCGTCAGTATGGTAGTCGGAATCATATTCGCTAGTTTGGCTTGGCTGGTAAGACCGAGGCCCGAGTAATGTTCACACAAACCCACTATCTGCACCTTGCGGATATGATCAAGGCTCAGCGGATCAGCATAGACCAGAGAAAACACTGCGGCGTGCTGGACGACGATCAAGCAGAGTGCATGCACGACGCGATGAACGAGCTGCAGCATCAAATGATCCTGCATTTTAAAACGGATAATCCGAAGTTCAAAGAATTCCTATTTATAGAGGCATGCAGCAATGCGAATGAGCCATCAAGTGAATCAGCTAGCGTACGCTGATACTCGCCTGGATTTCTCGGCGTATCGAACGCCTGTCGGAGAGTTCAAACAATGGCTCCATTTCGTTACGTTGTACAGGTATATACCTGTCAAGAATTCGCGGGGTCAGCGGAACATGCTCCGCTGGCGCCAGAGAGAATGCGGACCGTGGGTGTTCGATTTCGAGCCAAACGGCGACGTACTGGAAGCCATGGCGTCGATGAACGCGTTTAAAGCCCACCTGTTCTGGGCGGGATATCCTACACAATATCCGCGGGATTCTTTTAGTCCCGTATATGGAATTCGAACTGGCTTCATGGCAGCAGCATCAGTCAGCGAGTGGCTCAGCCGTATAGTGGCGGAAAAACAGTTTGCTCACCCTGCGGATCTGCTGACTTACATGGAGCAGTTCGTCTTGTACCCCGCGGGTATATCCAGTAGTAAGCGACCCCTTATACACACAAACGACGGGAAATTGGATCTGTCTCTTATAGTTGATGGTTGAACATACACAGGAGAGTTACATCGATGCGTGTTCTCGATCTAATCAAGTTGGCTCCGGCGCTTTATGAAGCCGGAGACACCGTGCATCTTATCGGCCCGCCAGGAGTGGGCAAGACGCAGGTGATCAAAAACGAAATTGTGTCCAGTCTGTCCGCCAAATACGGCGAGCAGTTTGGGTTTCACGATTCGTTGGCCCCGACGCTCGATGCGCCGGATTACAAAGGGTTTCTGATCCCTTCGAAGTCAGAGCGTGGCACGCCCACGTCGTTCTTTACACGATCCCCGGAGCTGCCAAGTGAAGAGTATCTGGAAAAGCATCCGCGCGGAATCTACTTGGTTGACGAGTTATCGTCGGCAGAACAGCTTACGCAAAAGGCTCTCGCTCCGGTCCTCCTGGAACGACGTTTTGGTAATGAGATCCTCCCGAAAGGGTGGATGGTCTGGGCTGCAAGTAATCGGATGTCGGACCGTGCAGGAGTCGTCCGACAACCGTCGCACATACGTAACCGTGTTCGTGAGATCCCACTTGAGAATGATGCACTCTCCTGGGCTGTATGGGCGGAGGCCCATGGAATACACCCGCTTATCATCGCATGGGCCAAGCAGCACCCTACTATTGCATTCTGCAATGAAGTTCCGAGTACCGACAGACCGTTCTCTACAGCCCGGTCTATCACCCGTGCGGCGAATCTGATGCAGGTAGGACTCGCCCGCGACGAGGAAGGGCGTTTGATCGATCTGGATCTTCCGACTGATGTATTGGTGCAGCAGGGCGTATACGGAGACATCGGCGAAGGCGCCGGCGCGGATCTGTTCGGGTTCCTGAAAGTGTGGGATCAACTGCCCACGCTCGAAGAGATCATGGCTGATCCGAAGAAGGCCAAATGCCCGAACGATCTGTCGGCTGGCTGGGCCGCTGGGCAGATGTGCATACACTACGCCAAGGCGGGCAACATCAACGAGCTGTGGACTTACACGGAGCGCTTGCCGCGAGAGGTACAGGTATCCATGGCCAAGAGTCTGCTTGAGCGTTCTGGTTCAGCGTTGCTCAATTCACCCGCATTAATCAAGTGGATCCATGCAAATAAAGCTCTCATTACCAGTTCAACAGGCTAAGCGCCTTTATGACCAGAAACGGTATCGCAGAATCAGGGATAAGAAACTATCCCAGATGCGTGTTTACAACCGCAAGCACCGCAAAACGCTTAACGCTTTAGAAAGAGCCCGCAAAGCCCGTATGGGAAAAACACTTGTACGGGCGATGGCTCGTGAGCGTTACAGGCGCAATGCGGCTAAGGTTGCCGCGCGGAATATTAGCTACAGGTATCGCGGCGTGACTGCTCCTACTCGTCCTATGCCAACGAGATGCGAATGTTGTAAAGGAGTCACGAAACGTCGCTTACATGTGGATCACAATCACCGGACGAAACGGTTTCGAGGATGGTTGTGCAGTAACTGTAATACCGGAATCGGTTTATTAGGAGATACGATAAATGGAGTGGATCAAGCGGTTCGCTTCTTAAGGAGGTTCTGTGACTGAGAAAGATTCTATCAACGAGGCCCTTGCTGCCAACTACATGCTAGTAGAGCATGTCCTACGGTCTTGGTCCGGTCGCGTGACCGACAAGGCCGTAGGGGAAGAAGTCGTCGCCAATAAGGGCGCCGTCAAAGGCAGCGGGAAATTCATCAAATATTTGTTCGCCAAGGCTGATGCTGAACTGCTGGAAGTTCAGAGTGCAGGGGCACTGGTGCGGACGTTCATCTACAGCAAGACCGTGCCGTGGTCTGGCAATACAGACGGAGCCAAACGAGGCCCCAGACTGATCGCTGCGACGCAGGCGATAAACTTCCTGCGGGATCTGAACAGGGTCAAACGGGATTATGACGCCGCGGTGCAGAAGCTAGTGCTGGTATGGCAAGCCCGCAAAGTCGAAGCAATCGCTAATCTCAACGGGTTGGCAGACCCGAGCGACTACCCGGACGAGTCAGACGTAACTGAGCTGTTCGGCGTCACGGTTGATCTAAGGCCGGTACCGACGATGGCGGACTTCACCCGCGTAAACGTGCCCTCTGAGCTAGCGATAGCTCTAGGGCAGCGCCACGCGGAGCAGGAGATGGTACATCTGTCCAACGCCATGGATGATCTGAAAGGACGGCTGTTGAAAGAACTCAACCGCATGGCGAAGCAGCTGGGCAAGGCAGCGGCCGGTGAGCGGACGCGTCTCTATGACACCCTAGTGACAAACATGCAGGGACTGGTACCACTGCTGCGCACGATGAACGTGTCTAAGAAGCCGGAACTCACTGAGCTGGCAGACAGGATCGAGCGGGAATTGCTCACAGTCCCGGTCGAGACTTACCGTGATGATAAGGCCAAAGCCACAGTCGTAGCCGCGGCGGCGCAACAAATCGCAGTGGATGCTGCAATGGAGTCGATATGGAATCTATGACCTTCCGCCGGATATCCCAGATCGAGGATGACGTGCTCGTGCATGTCGTGTCTTGGGGACCGTTGACGGCTGACATCACGCACTGGTATACGGTGCGCGGTGTCACGATTAACCGAACGGCGATCCGGAAACAGAACCCGGGTGGTCAATGGTTCAGGCTGTGTATTTTCCCTGACGGTCGCGAGATGTACGTGAACGAGGGGAATATACGGTCTCACCGGCACCAGCGATTCGCAGGAGAGAACAAACATGTCCCAACCCAACAGCAAGCGTAGTTCGGGCGTTACCGAGGGGATCTCAGCTCTATTGGTACAGCATCCGTTCTTCGCATCACTGATGATGGATCTGCTCACAGTGGTCGAGACTGACACGCTCCCGAGCGGGGATCAGCTTAAGACCATTGCGACAGATGGTCAGACACTATGGGTCAACCCGGAACGGTTCGGGAAGTTCTCGATCAAAGAGCGGGTAGGTTTGCTGGCCCATGAGATTATGCATGTGATCCTGCAGCACAGTGGCAGAGCGCACGCCTATCAGATGCTTGGGCTGGGTCCGGACATGAAAGTGTTCTCAGAGAAGAAATTCAATCATGCCGCGGACTATATTATCAATGCGTATCTCACTAAGCAGGGATTCGCGTTGCCGCTGGGATCTCTACAGAACTCCCAGGTTACAGGAGACGACATCCTAGACGAAGTGTACTTGAAGCTTCCCGACGAAGAGGAAGACAAGGACGACGGCGAGGACCAGCACGTAGCAGGTGATCCGCAAACCCAAGCCCCTAAGCCCGCTGTGCAAGCGGCGGTGAAAAAAGCGCAAGAGATTGCGAAGATGCAGGGTAAAGGGACGGGTGGACTAGATCGCCTGATCGATGAAATCTGCGAACCACAGGTGCCATGGCATGAATACCTCAGAAAAGCGCTGGTTACCCAGACCAGAGGGCGCGATACATACACGTGGGCTAGGCCAAACCGGCGCAAGCTCGCCGCCCCGCCACATGCCTATTGGCCCGGGCGGAGCGGATTTAAAGGTCCGCACATCGCGGTTGAGATCGACACATCAGGCTCTATCGGTGATGCGGAACTCAAAACTTTTCTCGGCGAGTTGTCTGGCATACTCACAGATATCCAGCCCGAAATGGTCCACGTGATGTACGTTGATGACGAACTCCACGGCGAAGTGATCGAGATCGATGACGTGAACGACCTACTGGCGCTCGGCAAAAAGGCGGGTGGTGGGGGCGGCACGGACATGACAAAAGTCTTCGAGATCATAGAAGAGAAACAAATCCCTGCTGAGACCGTAGTGATACTCACAGACGGGTACACGCCATTCGGCGAAGACACAGGAATACCCACGATCTGGGCGATAACAACAGAAGGGGTAACGGCGCCTTGGGGTACGACAGTACACGTTAAAATAGACCGGGAGAACCATAAGTAAGAGGTGCGATGATGTTTAGCTTCTTGCGTAAATTTTTCACGCGTAAACGCATGGCGAAGCTGGTACGATTCGAAGGCGAGCCGGACCCGAGAGCCAAGCGGGATCATTTTTTGCCTGACCGGTGGATCGGTCGGCCTTACCACTAGGAGTATTTGAATGGACCCTAATTTCGGTTTGATCGTTTTATTCGGAGCCGGGATCGCTAGTAGTATGTACGCCGGGCGATTGCTGGAACGCAACAAAGCCTCACGAGCTGTAGGCCATATGGCCATGCTATCTATGCGCGCGACCACTATGCTGGCGAACGCTGCTGTGACCGTGATGATCGAGCACGGCATGGCTAAAGACGACGCGATCTCCAAGTTGGTCAAGCAGGCCAACAAAGAAGCCGCGCAGTTTGTTATTACGAAGAACGACGGGAGTAAGGTGGCATGAGCACAAGGTTAACGAAGATAGATTGTGAGAACGCAAAGACCCATTTGTTGGGGCTGCTTAACCACGGGCTTCGATTTATCGAGTGTCCGCTGTCAGACGAGAGCAAAGGGATCTTTTGGCACAAGGGCTTTCCGGACGACCTGCTGGACGCCTACGTGACCATGAACGAGCATGGCGTTGGCGTGGAGTATAGCGCAACAACCAGGGCTATCGGGTTCGTGACTGAAAGTCAAGAACCTGGGAAGATGCTCGCTGTACGCCTGTGCATGGTGGACCAGAACCGCGGGTTCTTCACCATCACCCGTAAGATGATGGACACGTTCCCGAAGGTGAGACTCGCGGATGACAAGTACACACAGTGGCCGTTCGTGGATCGGGCTACGCTCGAAGCGCGTCTTGGACCCGAGGATTTCGCTAAGTTCGTAGAGTGGGTAGAACTCGCAGTCAATATGGACAGTGAACTGCAGAACGCTGTCAAGGTCATAACTGATATATTCGGTATGGTCAAGACCGCGGGACAACTGCAGCGTATGGTGCCCGACTTATTCCAATATCTCCCGCCCGCACAGCGAGGAGCGTTCGAGAATCAGAAACACACGAGCACTATACCGTTTGAATGGACCCCCTATCCACGGGAAAACGTCGAACGAATGATCGGGACGTTGAATAAGTGTCACTTGCTCAACGGAATGGCCAAGGCATCTATGAAGACTGCCACCTTGGATAGCGACGCGTTTAGCTGGGCATCGAGCCGCACACTCCAACAGGATGTACCGGATGCTCAATCTAAGTCTGCCTAACGACGGTAGCATCATCGACCTGGGTATCGACTTTGAAACCTATTACGATGACGCCTACTCGCTCAAAAAGATGGAGAACTTCGAGTACGTAATGGACCCGAGGTTCGAGATCATAGGCGTGGGCTTATGCTATAACGGCCAGAAGGAGTGGATCAGTGGAACGCTTGACGAGATACGGAATATTCTCCGTGATCTGCCCTGGGAACGAATCCGCGCAGTGGCACACAATGCAAGATTCGATGCGTCCATTATCGAGTGGCGTCTCGGTTTACGACCCCACGCGTATCTGTGTACTATGGTTGGGTCACGAGCGCATTATGTGCCTCAAGCAGGCTCCGCTTCGTTACATGCCGTCGCAGCATATCTTGGTATCGGCACGAAAGGGGATTACGTCGGAAAGGTCAATGGCCTGCATCGACATCAGTTCAGCGTTCATCAACTCTCAGAATATGGGGAGTATTGCAAACAGGACGCTGCGCTGTGTCTAGGCGTTGCGGAACGGCTAAATAAAATACTTCCGGTACCCGAGCAGCGCTTAATAGATCTCACGATCAAAAAGTATGTGCGGCCGGTTTTGACCCTGGACAGAGCTTATCTGGTTGCTAGACTAGGAGAGATCGAACGTGAAAATGAGCAACTTGCCCAAGTGCTGGGGCAGTCGTTTCGACTCACACTCGATCAGATTCGATCTCGGACGAAGTTTGCCGCTCTATTATCTGGGGAATTGGCAAAATCGGGAGATAGTGTCCCACTCAAGCGCTCCAAACCTACTAAGGCAAAACCTTATGGAGGGCAAACCTTCGCTTTCGCCAAAGATGATCTTGGGTTTAAGGCCCTATTAGGGCACGCGAACCCTTTTGTTAGGACCCTCGTGCAGAGCAAAATTAAACTGGCTTCAACTTTGGAAGAGTCTCGAATCAAAAGACTTATCCAGATGCACGATTTGCTCGATGGAAAACTTGCCGCACCCCTTGTTTATTACGGTGCCCATACAGGCCGATTCAGCGGGGACGAAAAGATCAACGTACAGAACCTCCCTAGAGTTGACAAGGACAAAACTACAGGAGCGATACGAAAAGGGCACATCCGGTACGCTATACGTGCAAGCACTGGCTACTCAATTGTGGCCGCAGATTTCAGCAATATTGAAGCCCGCATCGTCGCTACTATTACTCGTCAAACAGATCTAGTAGAAGGTTTTAGACGGGGGGAAGACATATATTCCGCGTTCGCCAGCAAGATATTCGAGTACCCGGTCAACAAGACCGATCATCCGAAAGAGCGATTCGTCGGGAAGACCTGCATCCTGGGGCTGGGCTACGGCATGGGGTATAAGAAGTTCCACCTTAAGATGCTGCAAGAAGGCATCGCCATGAGCGAAGTGGAAGCAGCACGCATAGTGCGTGTGTACCGGGATACCTACAGCAACATACCTAAATTCTGGCGGGCCGTAGAAGCCGCAGCGGCTAAGTTTATTACCGATCCTAGCGGGATGTACCCGGTGCCAGCCGGCATGATATTTGCGCACGAACGAATTATTCTCCCTAACGGTATGCCTATAATGTACCCCGGATTATCTAGATCTGGGGACGGCTTGGCATTTCGATCTCGGTACGGTTCGAATCATCTTAAACCCGTATCCGAAGGCGACCGAGGCGTATCTCCCAACGGTCCGTTTATCCAGTCTCAACAGAACATTTGGGGCGGAGCGTTTACTGAGAACATAGCACAAGCTCTGGCTAGGATCATAGCAACAACGGCCGAACTAAAGCTCGCCGACTATGGATTAATAGCAGCGCTACAGGTTCACGACGAGCTGGTCTACCATGTACCGACCATCCTGGTTCCGAAAGTTATCCCGATGATTGAATCGGTTATGACGGAAGTGGTAGAGTGGCTGCCGGAACTGCCTGTGGCCGTCGAGATCCATCATGGCCCAACATACGGGGACGCTAAATGAGGATAGATATCAAGCCCATGGATGGCTACGGCCTGCTATGGTTGTCTGTTCTACGCCTCGCGATGGAAGACGCCATGCGGACGGTCGAGGAGCCTACGGTCCACGTGCATTCGGGACTATGCCCGAAGAACTGCGATCAGAGGAACTACTCCGACGAGTACCGGTGGAAAGCCAAAGCCCGTGGGTGGTTGGCGTCACAAGGGGATGGAGTAGGATCGCTCAGATGGATCTGTTCGGTTCTCAACCTAGAGCCGGCGGACGTTGTCCGTGAGTACGAACGGCGACTCACCGGGGAACGACCGGATGTACGAGATGATCCGGAAAGCGAGGGAGATGGTCCTGCTTCATCCGAGATCGAAGACGCCGATGAAGATGCATACGATTTTAGTTGATGGGGGTGTGCCGCATCAGGCGCATACCGAATGTTTCTGCAAGCCGTATCTTGCCCATAAGGACGATCACTCAGAAATCTGGGTCCATAGGAGAATCAATTGAGTCAACTGCAAGCCTGGAGTTACAGCCGGCTGACCTCCTATGAGACTTGCCCACGCAGATACTACGGTATCAGTGTCGCCAAGACCCTGGTGGAAGAACCCTCTGAAGCTATGCAGTCGGGTAACGACCTGCACAAAGCCTTCGAGTTATATCTTAAACGCGGCACGATGTTACCGCTCCACTTGCGCCATTACGGTCCGATCTTATCCAAGATCGCAGCGGCGCCCGGTGAGAAGATAGTCGAGCAACAGATAGCCCTTAACGCAAAATGGGAGCCTGTCGAATGGTTCGCGAAAGACACATGGCTACGAGTCAAGAGCGACTTAACGCAGCTGAACGGGCCTGCAGCTATATGCTGGGACTGGAAGACTGGGAGGCCGTCGCAGGATTTCACGCAGCTACGATTGAACGCTGCCGTCACCTTTCATTTAGCTCCCGAAGTAAACTCGATTTCGATGGCATACCTATGGACGAAGACGAAGTTGGTAGATACCAAGCAGATTTTACGCTCCGAGGTGCCCGCCGTGTGGTCCGAGATTTTACCGAGGGTGGAAAAATACCAGAAGGCGCATCAGGAGATGGCCTTTCCAGCGAGACAAAATTACTTTTGCAAAGGCTGTCCCGATAAATCCTGTCCGTTCTGGGAGAAAAAGAAGTGAAGATCACGCTTCGTAAGACCGAGGACATCGACGAAGCCCGCGAAGTACATAAGCTGGCTTTTCCGAAAGACCACTGGCCCGGAGACACGCATCAATACTGGATTGCTCGCGACGAAGATAACAACGTCGTAGGGATATGCTCATGCATTTATTGGGGGGACATAGAAGCGGTGTACCTCTCAAGGGCTGCCGTTATAAAGCGCGCCCAAGGTTACGGACTTCAGCGTAGAATGATACGAGCGCGAGTACACTGGGCACGCCAACAAGGCGCTTTGTTCGTCTGCACATACTGTGCCCGCAAGAACTATGCCTCGATGGTATCGTTGCTGAAGTCCGGATTTAGATTTCATGTCCCTAAGAACTGGGGGATATGGCGATACTTCCACGCCTTCGTGATGGACTTGATGCTACCCTATGACCCGGAGCTGTTGCAAACTGCTATGAGGAAAATGGATGAAAACTAAACGGTATCCCTGCCCGAAGTGTGGCAAGAAATACATGTGGAAGAGCAATAAAACCCCAGGGGGTAGACAACGCTGGGTTTGCGCCACGCATACGTCCAGTCAACAGGAAGGCGGCGAGCGTAAAGAATACTGCTACTCGACGACCAATCCGGAGAAGCCGGTGTCTAACCGCTCGAACAACGAGATCTTAGACGCGCCCCGTAATTATTCACGCAAGTTGCGTATAGGCGTAAAACGATACCTGATCACCGCGGCACAGAATGCCACGCCAGTTCACGCTAAATTCTGGGGCGCGTTACTGGTAGCCGCGAAGCACATGAACGCCGAGATCATGGTAGTACCTCTACGATACAAAAACCCGACGAGCATATGGGCCAAGAGCCAGGAGAACGAAGAATGGTGGGACCCCAAAGTCGTGCCTTACTTGTGGAATCAGCGGCACGCTATCAATTCCAACTTGCTCCTACTCGCAGACCTAAAAACCCAGCCGACTGCTTCTTCACCGCTGACAGGATTCGAGGCGATAACGGCGGGAGAAAGCGGTATCATTGGACATACCAAGTTGCAACTAAAAGTTATTCCAGCCCCTTCGCACAAGCTCCCCAAGATACTTACTACAACTGGTGCGTGTACAAAACCGAATTACTCCGACTCGAAGGCAGGCAAACTTGGGGAGTTTCACCACTCGCTTGGAGCGGTAAGTATAGAAGCCCAAGGGAAGACATTTCACTTAAGGCATATCTCTGCGAACGCAAGGAGCGGAGACTTTACGGACTTAGAATCTCGATACTCAGATACTGGGGTAGAACGCGCACCACAGCCGGAAGCATTAGTGATGGGAGACACGCATGTTGACTTCATCGATCCGTCCGTGGAGCATGCGACCTTCGGGAAAGGCGGAATCGTGGATACCCTTAATCCTAAAGCGCTCGTGTGGCACGACCTTTTGGATGCCTATGCGGTCAACCCGCATCACATCGGAAATCCGTTCAATGCCTATGCCAAACGGCAGAGCGGACGCGATAACGCTGGAGCAGAAGTACAGCGCGCCATTGCATTTCTGTATAGGCGTTCCCGAGGACGGACCTCATACGTGGTTTCTTCGAACCACGACGATTTTTTACGCAGGTGGATCGTAGATGGTAACTGGAAAACAGATCCTACCAACGCGGAGTTCTATCTTCGAACGGCGCTTGTCATGCTCACCAGCACTCGGATGGGAACAGGTG